TGATCTGTCCATAGGTGATTTACTTGATCTAATATATTCATGTTTACTCCTTTTTTATGTTTCCCCAATCAATACCAAAAGCGCAGTCTACCTTATTCGGTACCATTAAATCAACTGCATTCTCCATAATTTTTTTTATATCAGAGGCTTGTTTTTTATCTTTAATAGACACACATAACTCATCATGGATTTGAATATGTGGTATAATACCTTTTTTATAAAGAAGAACCATTGCTTTTTTAGTCATATCTGCAGCACTTCCTTGAATAACTCTATTTAAAGCTTTATAGGTAAAAGCTATTTGATACTTTTGATTAAATCCTGTTAGAGATGGGTCACCAGGAAGCCCTTCTGCGGCTCTTATTTCATGATAATCTTTTTCTGCGTCTTCTCTGGTAAATGTGCTGACTGGTAAAGTTTTCCATTCTTTTTTAAATCTACCATCCTCGTATTTTTCATAATCCCCTGTTTCTTCATTTTTTATTTTTACATATCTTTTAATTTGAAAAACTTTATCCGTAGCGTTCCATCTCTTATCTTTAGGTTCCCATCTATCAAATCTAAGAACTCGGTCTTCCACGGTAAACACTAAACGGGTTTCGTCTGCAAAATCTTGAAAAGCTTTTGAAAGCTGTTTAACAAAAGGGACTTCTCTATGATATTTATCAAATAAATCTTTTGCTTCTTCTGAATTTAAATTTAGCTGACTAGCTAACTTTCCTTTACCCATACCATAAAATAATCCAAGATTTATAGTTTTAGCTGTAGTCCTTGGTATTCTAGCCATATCAGCAATCATTTGATGAAAGTCTGTATTTGAGTCTTCTGAGTATCTTTCTTTTAAAACATGTGCTGCAGTCATTTCATTTTTAACAGAAAAATGAACCACTAGTCTTGGTTCTTGTTGGGAATAATCAAAAGACCCCCATTCATGCCCAGGCTCTGGTAAAAATAATTCTCTCATCATTTTACCTATTTCTCCTTTTGCTGGTATCTGTTGTAAATTGGGGTTACTCATTGAAAATCTTCCAGTTACTGTTCCTCCACCTTCGCCTCTAATTTGATTTATATCTGCATGTATTCTTCCGTTATGTACATATTTTAAAACACCTTCAATAAAAGCATTTTTAGCCTTATCTAACTCTCTCGCTTTTACTATCATTCTTAAATATTTATTTTCATGTGTTTTTAAATAGTCTTTAGGGAGTTGTGGTAATTTAGATTTAGGAGTAAGTTTATAACCTGTTATCTTTTGTTGATCTAAAAGTTTTTTAAGTGAAGTCGCAGCCCATATTTTTACATCTACTCCTGTGTCCTCTTTAATTTTCTTTATTAAGTTATCCCGTTTTATTTCTAATTCTTTACCAACATTTTTAGCTTTTTCTATATCAATACGAACTCCTTTAAATTTCATTTCAACCAGGCAAGGAAAAAGTTCGGTTTCTAGCTTAAATATTTTACTTAAAGATTTAGTAAAAGGTTTATAACCATAATTAAATGTAAAACCTCTCTTTATTTTACTTTCAAATAATTTCCAAAGCTTTAAAGTTAAATTTACGTCTTGATGAGCGTAGTCTTTAACTAGTTCATAAGGTAGTTTATGCATATTACTCATCGGATCCTTAATATAATAAGGGTATTCTTCACTTTTCTGTTTTAAATCATATTTATATTTTTTTTCTTTTAAATAAGTTTTAGCGACGGAATCCAAACTGTAAGAAAGTCTATTTGCATCAATAACAGAGGCAGCGATCATCGTATCTAATAGTTCTCCTTTTGGCATAAGCCCTGATTCTTTACGAATCCAACAGACATCATACATTGCGTTATGAAATACTTTTTTAATTGTAGGGTTTTGAAATAATACTTTATTTAATTTTTTCCAGGTTTCTTTAGGCGGAAGATTTTTACCATATTCATTATTTTTTTGTTTATCTTTATCTATATTATGTCTTATAGGAAAATAAATAGTTTGCGTGTCAGTTGCTACGGCTATACCACAAACAAAGCCTTCCTCCCTTAGAGCGCCCGAGCCTTTTTCTTTTAAATCAGGATCATATGTCTCTAAATCAACCGATACTGTTTCTCCATCTTTTAGAATTAATTCTTCAACTTCAGGTATAATACACATTAGTTATGAGGACATCCTTTCTTCCACTTTTTATAACCGTCAACCCAGTCTTTGCCTGAAGTCTCTGGTGGTTTAATCATTCCCCAAGAATTTTTTGGAGGGTAAGTTCTTTCTGCTTCTTCTTTAGTAATACCTGCGTTTCGGTATTCCTCTTCTTCTGTCATAGGTATTAACGGATAGTCTCTTTCAATTATCATTTCAATGAAGTGAACAGCTTTTTCTAAATCTTCCTTTCCATTTTTAAATCTGTGCCGACAGATGTATTTTATAACTGATCCCTCTGGGAAAAGCAATTCGTTCTCAATTACAAACTTACTTGGCTGAATCTTCATCTTCTTGTAGTGAGATCCTCCTACTTGTTTATCGTATGCACTCATTTTTCCTCCTTTATAGTTTTTTTCCTGTTGATGTTTTTAATAAAAATAGTGACTTTCTTGCTCTACTACACGCCACGTACCGTAATCGAAGTCTAGTAAATTCAGCTTCATCTCTTGTAATAGTTTCATCTACAATTGAATTATCAAACTCACTTCCTTTAATTTTGTGAAAGTTTCCATAAAATATTTTAATTTTTTTTTGTAAATCTAAATTGTGATACATAGTCTTTTTAATATATTGTTTTCTTTCTATATCGTCTTTTACTTTTACTGCAAAAAAATCTTTATATTGTTTAGCTTCTTTATTTACCAAACCTAGTTTTACAAATTCATCAAAAGTATATTCTTTTTGAATTAATTTATGAGATTTAATATCTTTAGGGTTAAAATTTTCTTTTTTACGAGCAATTAAAAGGGAGTTTGATTTTTTAAACATTTTTTCAATTAATGAAATATGAATAGGTTTACTTTCTACCCACAGTTTAAAATTTCTATGGCACTCCAGTTCCCAATTAGGGACATACGCACTGTCTTCTGTGTTGGGGTCGCCCTGCCACGCTCCATATCTAAAACCATGTTTTTTTAAAAACTTGGTAACTTTTTCTAATGAACCTCTAATTTTAAAATTATGAGAATTGTAAGGTTTGATGGAAGTATCCCCCTCTGCTCTATAACAAAAAATAGCTGTTTCTCCATTATATAATTTTTCAATAAGAAGAGGGAGTTTTGGGCAATGCTCTAAATTTTCTAATAAATGTTTTTCACCCTCGACAACTACTCCTGTTCTTTCTCCATTCGCATTTAGTTCTTCTCTAGGTTTCCACGTTCTCCATCCTTCGTATTTATCCCACACCGGACTTATAACTTTTTTGCAATACTCATTTATTATTCTAGGGCAACGATAGCCCTCTTTTAATTCTTTAAAAGGATTTTTAGCAAGATCAGCAAATACACTAGGTTTAGCTCCGGCAAATTCAAAGATAGCTTGGTCGGGATCTCCCGCCCAGTAACTTTCTTTAACGTTAGTTTCCATTTTTTTTAAAGCGTTTAACTGTGGCACACTACAATCTTGAGCTTCGTCTACAATTAAAAGGTCTAGCTCAGGAAGGGGAGCCTTATCATTAAATTTTTTGATTATATCTATAAAGTCTAAAAGATTGTCAGATTTTTTATTAACTTTATAATCACTTTTAAAATCTTGATAGTAGTCATTTAATTCTTCAAGATTATAACGAGTGTATCTGTATTTTTGTTGATCATTTAAATGTAAAGTTCTCCACCATTCTGGAAGAGTCATTCCGTTATCCGCTGCAAAACCTATGGCTTTAAAAAAAGGATGTTTGCTGCTCAAACTTTTAAGATCAAAACTCTTTTTGTTGCTATAGTGCCTCATAAAAAAAGGATGTCTACGACAAAGTTCTATATAACTTTCTTTGTCAAACATAGGAGGATGACGCAAATTTTCTTTGCAATAATAGGATATTGTTGAAATTACTCTTCTATCTTCTTTGTTTTCCGAAACAAATAATTTTTTATTTTCTTCTAATTTATCCCATATCTGAGCATTATTTTTTTCTTCATATTCTTTTGCATTTTTTTCATTATAAATTCGTTCACATATTTCGTCCGCAGCCACATTAGTATGTGATATAATTTGAGTACGTTCTATAGGATGAACCTGCAACTTATCATAATAAAGGTTTACTAAGTATCTTGTTTTTCCTGTTCCAGGAGGACCTACTATAAATTTTCTATCCATCTACTTTTATCCTTTTAACATCATCTTCTACTTCACCTTCAATTGTTTTTTGATTAGGTTTAAGATGATATTCTTCTATTTTCCAAGTTACGACGGAGACTTTTTCTTTTTTATTAGATATTGCAGTACCCTTCTTTTTTTCTGCTTTTAAAACTCTTTTAATTCTTGTGCATAAATCTGGTCTAGCTATTTTGTAATCTTTCGCTTTTAAAAATTTACTAAATATATTTAAATTAAATTCTAAAGAATTAGTTACCGGATCAAAATAATTAACATTATCTAGTAAAAATTTTCTTTGGTCATAGGCATTAACGGCCTCTAAAAACTCATTAAATAGTTCTTTAAATTCATAATCTTCGCTTGCTTCTTCCGGAGCTTTTTCATAACTTCTGTTGTCAAATTTTTCTTTCATCAATTCATTGTAAATATGTGCCTTCATCTCAGGCAACCAAACGCTTGCTTGGTTTCCTACAGCATCATAAAAAGAATCTTTTTTACGTAATGTATTAAAATCGACTTCTACTCTTACTCTTAGTTTTTCTAAATCAACGGGCTGCACATCTAAAAAAAATCTCGGAGGCCGGCTCGTATATTCTGTTATGTCCCCTAAAACATCTTTGGCTTCAGAAACTTGTTCTCCGGCGCCTATGCCATATTTTCTTGTGATACATAGTTTTGGGTTACAAACTCTTCTAATGACTGGTTTTTGACAAGTATATTTGTAATCGCGTTGAAGGGTCTTTATTGTTTTAGTTACTTCATCGTGAGTCATAGGAGGTTCAAAGTATCTACGATTTGCCTCAATTAATAAATTTTCCCAAGTATGTGGCTTGCCTTGTTTGTCTAAAAATGCTTCGTGGGATTTTTTATAAAAAATCCCAAAGTTTAATAAGGCATCATCTCTTTCTCCTTTTTTTATTTTCTCCTCTATCAGAGCTAATAGACATGGAGGAGCTTCTAAATATGGGTTAGAGTCTTTTAATTTTTGTGCTTTAATTTTTAAAGGTAAGGGAGGAGACTTATTAGTGAAAGATTCGACATTAGTTAAAGCTTTCTTATCATACATTTCAAAAAATTCTTGGATACTGGCTTTAGTAAAATCTTCTTTGTACGCATAGCAACTAGGGTCTTCCATATTAAAATAAGGTAGGTTTAAATAATTTCCAACATCGCCTCTCTCAGCTAATATTTTAGTTTGCTTAGGATAAACACAATCCATAATATCTTTTACTCCTAAGATAGCAGCACATTTATTTATAGCGTATTGCATCTGCTCTGCTGGAGCAAAGTTTATGGAAAATAAAAATATATGAACGCCTCCACTTTTTGAACGACACATAATTAAAGGTAATTTTTTATCAATAATTTTCTTTAATAGAGTTTCATAGTCATAAGTATATAGATCTATATCGATACATGCCCATTTACATAAATTTTTTGCAGTAACAGGAAAGATGCCTAAACGAGGTTCTTTGCCATCTAAATGTTTTTGCCATAAGTTATCAGTTACAGCTTTTTTAATAACAAAAGATTTACCTTTTGTTTTAGCTTCGGGAAGACTTGTAATTTGCTTAATAAAGCAACCATGAGCATAGTCTAATCCCTCAAAAATATTTTTAAACTTTTCCAGCATAAATTATTCAGGGCGGTTTAAGTCTCCCGCTACCGCCCCTTTTTCCTCGAGAGGAAGTCTATAATTTTATTCCTGGTTTTATTTCTTTAGTTGTGTCGCTATGCGAAACTTCAACATCTCCTTTTGAGATGTTTTGAGCAAACGCTTTAGCTTGTTCATATAAAGCAGAATCCTCAACAGGACCTACTTTACTAACTTCCCAACCAAACCACGTACCTTTATCATTTGACATTTGAGTCGTTTTTAATTGATAAATGTGGCTGAAAGATGCCGGTGTAAATAATCCGTTCTTACCTTTGAGTCTGATACCTGCCATCATACTATTCCATTTTCTACTTATTTTTAATTGAGTAGACTTCATAGTAATTAAAGCTGTCGACGGGGCTTTACCACCAACAATGACAAAATGGCTAGCTGTTCTATCAAGATAATTACCGTTCGGTAACCTATCCTTATAAGAACCATCTCTAGTTGTTTTAGTCATGATATCGCTAGACGAAGGATGGACCGCAACAGGCGCTCCTAATCCAACTCCTCTATCTTTCCACTCAACATACTCTAATCTATAATGACATGGAATGACATTAAGTCCTTTTGCACCATCAAACACTTCTCCCGTCACAGTGTTGTAAATCATGCCTGGTTCTGCACCAGAAACATGTTTACCATGCTGTTTATTAACTTCCGGAGAAAGTTGTCCTAGTATTTTTAAAAAAGGTAATGCTAAATCATCTTGACCTAAATTACCTAATCCTTTACCAGAGTCTGCTTCAAAATTTGCTACTGCAACAGCTCCAGCGTTTTCTTTTTTTATTACGCTTTTTTCTTCGTTCATGTTTATTGTTTCCTTGTTAGTTTGGTTCGGTTTCCTGCGAACACGTTAAATAAATCAGAGGGCATGTCTTGTCCAGATTCGACACGCTCTCTGACTAATGCTTTAAGTGTCATGGGCTCAACCTTTAGTTTCTGGATGGGTTGATATCCTTGACCTTGTGCAAGATTCGCATAAATGCTAGCCTTGTTGTCTTCGTTTCGACCAAAAGAAACGGTTACCTCATTTTTGATAAGGTCTCCTAGGCCGTTGTCTCGAAGCCATTTAAATGCTTCTTCTCTATTATTCGGTGATATAGAAGCACCATAGATAGGTTTTACTTCAACTGCTGACCCATCTGATAATTTTAAGGTAGAAATATTCATTTCTGTCATCATCGTTGGAATGACATCTGCTGAAAGTACTTCTGAATCTTTTTTTAATTTTTTAAGTTCTTCCTCTTTTTTCTTTATTGTATCTTCCAGGTCTCTTAACTTAACAACTTGATCGGATAAGTTTTTTATACCACCTGTTTCACTTAGTAACTCTTTCTTGTCTTCTTCATAGTTAATGTTATTCATCTATCTTTCCTCTTTCATATAGGTTTATTTCTAATGGATAATACACTTTCTCTTGTCTGTCCCATTTTAATAAATTAAATCTTCCATTATTTATATCAGAAACAATTGCAACAGCAATCCCAATTACAGAGGGGTCTCCAGATAATAATAGATAATCGTTTGAGTTGTAATCTTTTAACAAACGTCTCAATTCAAAAATGATAGGACCAGGACTTAAGATAATTTGTGTATCTTCTCGTAAAAGAACTTTTAGCTTGCCATATTTTTGAGCGCCTATAATATTAAATTTAGGACGACCTATTCGGGTTCCCGGCAACTCTTGTAATACGTAAACTATACTTTCTTTTTCCATAATTGCTTTCTTGACAACATATAAGATATTATTGTATACATGTCAATAGAAAGAAGAAATATAAATTATGAATTACAAATTTAAAACAAAGCCTTTTGCGCATCAACTAAAAGCATTAGAGGTTTCAAATCGTAAAGCTAATTTTGCCTATTTTATGGAAATGGGAACAGGGAAATCAAAAGTATTACTTGATGACATTTCTATGCTCTATGATAGAGGCAAAGTTAATGGTGCTTTAATTATAGCACCTAAAGGTGTCTATAAGAACTGGTCAGACTCTGAAATACCCACTCACTTAGTTGACCATATAGATAAAAAAGTTGTTCTATGGCAAGCACTTATTAATCAAAAACAGCAAAATAAATTAGATACTTTATTTAAGCCTGAAATAGACCTCCACATCCTTCTTATGAATGTGGAAGCCTTTTCTACTAAAAAAGGTGTAGATTTTGCTGGAAGGTTTTTAGACTCTCATAGCACTCTTATGGCTGTTGATGAAAGTACAACAATTAAAAACCCTGGAGCAAAAAGAACAAAAGCCATTGTTACCCTTGGTAAAAGAGCTAAATACAAAAGAATTTTAACAGGTTCCCCGGTTACAAAATCTCCGTTAGATTTATATAAGCAATGCGAGTTCCTTGATCCGTGGTTATTGAACCATTGGTCCTATTATAGTTTTAGATCCAGATACGCTTTAACGAAAACAGCTCATTTTAATGGCCGCTCAGTTCAGGTAGTTGTAGGATACCAAAATTTAGCAGAATTGTCTGAAAAACTTAAACCTTTTTCATACCGTGTTTTAAAAGATGATTGTTTAGATTTACCTCCTAAGACCTTTATGAAAAGAGTTATCCAACTAACTGCGGAACAGAAAAAAGTCTACGAGCAAATGAGAAGATTAGCTTTAGCCGAACTTAATGGTAAAAGAATAACTACCGTTAATGTTGTGACGCAGCTTATGAGATTACAACAAATTACTTGTGGTCACTTTAAAGCTGATGATGATTCGGTACAAGAGATTAAAAATAACCGTATTGGTGAACTGATGAGTACATTAGAGGAGGTAGAAGGAAAAGCCGTTATTTGGGCCCATTGGCGTCATGATATTGCCACTATTGTAAGAGAGATTGAAAAGGAATACCCAGGATCTGTGATGACTTACTATGGCGGTACAAGCACCGATGATCGACAGAAAGCAATTAGAGAGATGCAAGATCCAGAAAGTAAAGTTCGATTTTTAGTAGGCACACCACAGACCGGTGGGTATGGAATAACATTAACAGGCGCATCAACCATGATTTATTA